ATTTTGATGAAACGAACCATTGATCCAGCTTTCAGAATGGCAGCATTAGTTGCATCCGCCACACTCCGCTGACTCACTCTTGGGGTAATTGTTTGGGATGTTGAGAAAGTCACCGTGCCGCTGAATATGGATGAGCAAGCCTTTAATGGAGCATCAGCAAAAGCATTTGCCAGATATTGAAATAATACTGCTCCATTTCTCGGGGTCATAGTTGCAGTAGATCCAGTTCCGTTGGCCGACGAGCTTTGAAAAATTACACTGCCAGTTGTATTGGTGTCTGAGTTTGTGTAGAAATTGACATTGATGCCACCAGTCGTCGATGCAGTTAGACCAACCATATTGCCTTGGAAGAAATATGTTCCAGCAGGAAGCGTAACAGTGTCAGTGCTATTTACATATGAGAGTGATGTTGCCGAAACATCTGTCAGCACTCGCAGGTTATATGGTGTACCATAGCGAGTATCTGTATCACCAAGAGTGATTAAATCAGTCGATGCTGGAGTACCAGTTACGTTTGCTGCTGTTGGGCGAGCGGTATTAGTGAACGCTGCGGTTCCTGATACGGTTGTAGCACCTGTAAAAGTTGGCGATGCAGTTGGTGCTGCGCCACTGACATCCGCCACGGCAAGCGTGACGTCGCCAGTGCGTCCTGCCACCGAAGAGACCGGTCCAGTTGGTCCCTGCGGCCCTGTTGCGCCTGTTGCCCCGGTCGCTCCAGTTGCACCAACTTGCCCAGCAATTGCAAAGTTCCAAGCATTGTGTGTACCGCTGCCAGCTACCAAATCGACCGTGAGGATCAAAGTCCCACCACCAATGTAGTTGGCGTAACCTTCCATCCAGTAGGTTGGGGTGTCGCTATGGATAGCGCGGATGCGCTGACCAGCAATGAATGCGCCGGCATTTCCTCCGGTCAATGTGAAGGTCTTTACGCCAGTGCCGATCGTTATGTTTGATGTCGAAGTGATTCCAGAATACCCAACTCCTGTTGCACCAGTAGCACCAGTTGCACCAGTCGGACCAGTAGTGCCACGCGCAGCCACATTGATAGCTGCGGTCATTTGCTCCGATCCGCTTGTCAGCGTGGCAGTGATGACTTCAGAATTTGCCTGGACTGATGCGGTGACTATTTCGGCCATGTGCTAATCGTTGAGAATTTGAATCGTTCCGACCAGGTATGTCTTGATCGACCCGCCAGAGTCAGTTGTCTCGATGTTCCAGTATTGAGTGCCAGGATCGAGCGGAAATGGTGTAATTGGATTGACGGTGAATTGCCAGTTGGCCGCAGAGGTGATCGAGATGTTTCCGCCTGTGCTGGTTAATGTGAGCGTGTCGGTGTCTCCCGCAGCATCGTGGAAGATCATGCGGACGGCCGTCAGTGAATCAGCAAGAGCGGTGCCGCTCGATGAGAGACTCACCGAGATACCATCCCAAGTATCGCCACGGACGATCGGTGGCAGCGTGATCTGTGCAGGTCGTGCCATGATTATGATTGTGCAAGTACCGTGAATGTGAATTCAACAGCAGATGGTGCAACTGGTGGATCTGAAAACACAAAATTTCCACTAGCAGTATATCCATCATCATAAGATTTAAGAAACTTTCCCGGAAGAAGATCGTTTGTTGAAGCGGTATATGGATCTGCAAAAGTCACATCACCAGATGAAAGCACAATCAATTGTGCATAAATCACGCCCACGCTTGGAAGCGTATTACCCTCGAAATCTTTGCCATCCCCATCAAAGAGTTTAACTCCAGATGTGGCCACGCCAGCTGTCGTATTTGCTGACGTGGGAGCTGCGGTGATTCCTGTGCATGTGCCATTGGCAAGTGCAATGTTAAGAGTTGCGTCGTTAGCTGAATAGATTGATAGCCCACCAATCGTTGCTGACGATCTCGTCAATGAAATCCCGGTAGTTGTTCCTCCGACCGAGAATAGTGCGGCAATCGCTGTATTGGCCGCGAGCACCGTTCTAGCCTTGCCTGCCCAGACCGATGCAGTATCGCCAAGTATGACCGGAACAGAAATAGTGAGCGGTGATCCAGTAAGAACCGAAGATGTCACTGTCACGCTTGCGTTGCCGGATGCCGTAATCGTGCCAGCAGCCGTGGCAGTTTCGACTTGGGCAGTTCCTGTGACAAATGTCGTCGCCGTGCAAGTTCCGTAGACTTGGCTGATGCTGAGCGTCGATGCAGATCCAGCCATGACAGCACGGAGCGAGTAAATCACGTCGGCATCAGCAAAGCGCTCTTGCGTCTGAGCAACTCCAACCTCGACATCGTTGAATACGTTCGTGCTGGTTGGCGTGGCCGTTGATCGCAGGCCGTAGGAGAGAATTGACTGCGTGAGATCCATCAAAGATCGCGAGATGTCAAAAGATCGTCCACTCGGTAGTATGCACCACTGAGTTGGTGTCCCACGATGGATCAATATCGACATCATTAACCGTTAGCGTATAAGTTCCTTTGAGGTTGCGCCACTTGGTTGCTGAGTAACCTGTGACATCAATGCCGAAAGAAGTGGTTTCCGGCTCTGCACCAATGATGCAATTCCACTGATCGTATTCGTTTGGCAGAGTTCCGAATGGATCAAGATAATCGAAGAATGGACAGCTTGTGGTGAATGGTTTGGTCAAATCAGTCGGAGGATCTGAATTGATGACTTGGGTGCCATACTTGAATCCTGCAAATCCTTTAGATCCGGTGAGATACAAGTAATGCCTCTTTGGATCTGCGATTAATCTGTCAGTTCGATTGACCCCAAATACATAATGCTTAAATAATGATTTGTCATCAGTGATTGATGCTGTTGGAAAACATTCGTCGTAAGATCCATCAGAGAATTGGGTTGCACTATCAAAATCAAGTGATAGATCAGTAAATAAAATCCGATCAAAAGTATGACTCTTGGAATAACTAATAGTTTGAGTTGTAGTCATCCCTCCTGTTGTCACTGATCTTGTACCAGATCCAGATCGAACAATGGTTATCCCAGTATAAATCGGAGATGCCTCAGCTCCGATTGTGGTAAACGCATTTCTGAATTCAAGAAATCCACGCAGTCCAAATGTACGATTTAAGTAACCTTCGTAATCTCCATGCGGAATGAATATCGTTGGAGTTCTCATGTCGCCCACCACATGTTGGTAGATCCAAATGACTCAACGCCGAGATTGCCGCCAGAGAAAATGTTTGTGATTTCTGTGATGACGCCACCAGCAAAATCGACTGTGCCTATCAGAAAGCATGAAGTGAATCCGGTTGTCGTGATTGCAGATGCGGCTGGAGGTGTCGATGAGCCTGTTTTCTCGATTGTGACAACGTAGGTGTCTGGCGATCCAAATGTTCCAACGCATTTGATCCAGATGTAAGAATTTGCGCTGATCGTAAGTAATGGCCTTGGATCATTGTTGATTGCGACTCCAGAAATTGTTGGGTAGTAAGTGTAATTGACCAGCCCGACCGTGATGTAAATTTGCGTGTTTGTAGCCTTTGTGATTTGTAGCGGCAAAACCTTGGCTGCATTGTTGACTCGGCCAGTAATTGTCACTTGCCTATCACGTAGCGCGGCGATTGATTTGCGAACCTCGCGTGAAAATCTACCGATCCACCGAGGATCGTCGGTGATTGTCGGCATTGGAATCTGGATCTGTCCGTGCTTTGCTTGCATTATTCGTAGAGGAATTCGTTCCAGCCACCGTCTTCAGACATCGTCCATTCAACTGTCGTCTGATAGATCGCTCCGTCCTCTGTGCCTTTTTGCTCTTGGCTTGCGCTCGTCAGCATCCAGTTGCGGGTGCCATCGGCTTCTGGCTTATTTCCTCTGGGATTTGATACTTTACCAAGGGACGAAATTTCTGCTGATATCATTGGCGAACTACCCTCGGATGTTTCGGTCCAAGTGATTGTTGGGAAGACGTAAGTTGTGATCCCGCCTGCAATCATTTTTGCAAATGTCACTGAATCTCCAACAGCTAGTGCAATTGCATATTTTGTCGATGATCCATCTTCTTTTCTTGGGTAAAATAGAAAATAGGTTCCAAGATTAAATGCGTCTTCTGCGTAGATGATGTTTCCTGCAATCAATTCTTTGAGTGCGGTTTGCTGGCTTTCATCAAGCGCCTTGAATTTTGGATGCTCTGTGAGTGATTTTTCTGAAAGTCGACCCTCAAGTCGATAGGTTGGCTCATTCTGGGTTACATTTGGAAATGTTGAGTCATACTGATTGCCAGAAGGAGCGAGAAACTGGATCTTGATTGTTGCAAATCCGCCCTCATCGATTGATATGTCGTGACTTGCCACCCGAAGATTGCCAGCCCATGTCGGAATGTTGTCGTCGATAGTTGTGGCAAATGCGCCAGGATAGACTTTAGCCAAGATAGAATTGACTTGTTCCTTTGCAATAATGTATTCACCAGACCCCTCGATCTGATTCTTATCGTTGATGCTGATCGTTAGCCCAGGCTGACGATAGAGTTCAGTGCTTAATATTCCGAATGTCGTTGCCATGTCTTACCTTGCTGGAAATGGTGTTTGTTGAGTGTTGGTGACAATCTTTTCTAAGAGTGGAACCACTTTGTTTCCAAAAGCATCAGAGAAAATAGATGTTTCACCCGGTCTTGCTGGCCGAAATTGATCGCCACCAGCAGCAGTCATGGTGATCGTGCTTGCGCGAAGATTTTGGACATCTTGCTCAAACTGATTTTTCATCATATTCAGCGAGTGTCTTGTTGATGCTTGTGGACCTGCATTAATTGCTTGCTGGCTTGTTCCGGTGATTGCACCCAATGGATCTTTACCTAAAAGACGCATGATTGGCATCGTGCTAAGTAACGCATTTAATCGTGTTGAAATTCCTTTGCCCAATTCGTTGAAGACCTTGTCAAATGCGATTTGAATTCCACCTCCAATCAAATTGCCAATTAGCATTCCAGTTGCAATTAAATTCGTCGAGTCTCCGGCAATAGCTTGTGAAATTGATCCTCCAACTACCTTTCCAAGTTCCGTTGCCTTTGCAGACATCGCGGGAAATTGAGCTTCCAGCGCAGCAGGTAATCCATTGAATCCTTCCGAGAATGGTTTTGCGAAGCTCTCTATGACTTGTCCAAGTGATACCTTGATCTTTTCAGATGTCTTGGCAACTGCTTCCGATTGGCCGCTGACTTGGCGATTGATTGCTCCGATGATTTCGGCGAATGCTTTTCCCTTGTCGCCTGTGCGAACGAATTCGCCGCCGATGCGCTCGATATCTGCACGAAGCAATGCGCCAGTCTTTTTGAGTGCTGTCAGTCCCTTCTCTGGATCGCTGAGCGCCTTTCCGAGCTGCACCGCATAGCTTGTAGCATCGCCGCCGAAAAGCACTGACATGTCTAGCGCGGCCTTGGTGACTTGATCGAATAGACCGCCCGTCTGATCGGCAGTTTTGCCGATGTCCTCGAACGACATGACGATTGCTTGAGTCGATGCAATCAGATCGTCATCGACTCCAATCTTGCGAGCGGTTGCGTCAGCCACATCGAGCAGACGGTTTGCGACGACATCAGCCTGGTTGCCAAATAGGCCCATCGTTTGCACGACGTTCTTTAGTTTGGCGTCACTGGCACGGCCTTCCTCGCCGATCGAGTTGAGGCGATATCCTGCATAGGCAACTGCGCCTGCTGCTGCGGTAAATGCTGCACCGATTGCTGCGCCTGCTTTTGTAATCGCGCCGAGTGGACTCTTGATGCTATTGATCGTTCCCTTCACGCCCGACATCGTCTTGTCGAATTGCGAGGCATCACCTTTGATTTTGACTGTCAGTCCGGCCATACTTATTCAATGATGTCAACGGCGCTCATGATCTTCGCGATTCGATCAGCAAGTGGTTCGATGTCAGTCTCGACCTCATAACGCTTACGGAATACCTTAACGCCTCGACGATGCAGTAGAGCATGGATCAGTTGACTGGTTTGATCGATCGGTATTCCTGAGATTGTTTCGATGCTCCAGCCATATTCTGATGCCAGCATGTCAACCATGCATGACCAGTCGCCGGCTGGATCTCCATTTACTTTCCCGGCTGCGTAGCCACCTCAACGGCTGAGAGATTGCGACGTTCAATGACTCGGTTGATGTAGTCCATGACCAGGACAAAGTCGCCTTCAGAGATCGCGAGAATCTCAGCCTCAAAGTGAGCCGATGCTTCCGGCGATTGCAGGATCTTCGCAGCCTCAAATGGTGGCCGACCAGCAGCGATGAGATATGCGCCAATCGCGTAGTGGTCTGGCGCCTCGCCGCCGATGCGTTTGAGCGCGGTCGATACGGATGCCGAGATGCGCTCGGAGAATGGTTTAAGATCCACCACCTTGCCGTCAATCTCGATGGATGGTGGCGTGTCGGTCCATGCGTCTTCTGTGTCGATGTTGTTTGTCATTTTCGGAAAAGGATTTTCTCGATTTGATCGAGTTGCTTCTTGGGAATGTGCTTGCCGATCATGGCTACTCTGCCGCGATGCTCGACGCGAGCAAACTGGATATCCTTCATGGCAACTGTCATCGCTTCATGGCCAAGCAAGGCACCTTTGAGATAGGCAATGGATGAGTCTGGCAGACGCTCGTAGAGCTTCTCGTCGTCGTATAGCAGCGCGTCAGTTGCCGCAGCTTCTGGGAAGCACCATGTCGTCACCTTTTCATTGCGTAACCAACCGATGATCGGGTGACCGAGCGCCTGCATGACTGCGGCCTTGCGGGTGTTGGTGATCCGGCAGGCTGCGCCGAAGTGCAGCGGGAATCCGCGGTTTTGTTTGATCGCTAGGACAAGGTGATCGAAGAGCGCAAATGCGCTTTTGCAGAGAGTCAGTGGGTGACTTGGGTTTGCCGAAATCCACTTTGGATCGCTCCAGTATTTTGCAATCAGCTTCGGACTATTACCGCACGGCGATGATTGCTCAAAATGCCAAGTCACTCGGATGCCATCGATCCCATCGCCGACAGCAGTCGAGTAGGGATTGCTCGCATGCAGCGGTACATCAAACGCGTAAATGGTTGCTGCCAAGCGTGGGTTATCCACCTCGGCAGAGCTTCCGTCAATTGACGTGAAGCCGAATCTTGGAATGATCATATTTGAAGAGTTTCATCAGGCGGTGATGAGCGGGTGATTCATGGCGGTGATGTCCAGCTTTTGGAAATCCTCGCTTGTATGGCTGCGTGTCACCGAGTCGACGATCGTGATGGTGCCGACAGTTCCCTTGAGATAATCAGTGGGAGCAGTGATTAAAGTGATTGTGGCTGCCAATGTTCCCGCGAATGCACTGGAATCTGGAACAAATCCAGAAAGCGAAACCTCAATGCGCTCGTCGTAGAATGTCTTGCCAATCGTGTCACCTGTGACGTTGCGGACAACCTTTGATTCTTGGCTATAAGCGTAGGTGGCAGTGTCTGCCAAGATGCCGGTTTCAGCAGCAGTGATGCCAAAAACTCCTTTTGATCCAGTCGCGCCAAATTGTGTAGCCATACGCTTGTGCTGAGATGTCAAATTCGCATGACGAGACACTCAGCAGTGTATTGCGTCTCCATGATCGAGTCGTCCCAGCTTGTCGTAGCGCCTTGGAAATCCCAGAATTGAATCAAAATTCCTTCAGTGCATGATTCCTTGATCACGCTTGGATCGTTGAGCAAAGTCTCGATTTGATCCTGCCATGATCCAACGTCAGAATCCCCTTCATCGCCGGCATGGCAGCGCAGCGTGATGTTGACGCCGACTTTCAGAACGCCTGGAAGCGCGACTGCATACCGCTCCGAAGATGCAGCTCCAACACTCAAGCATGGCAATTCAATCTCGGCACGCTGCGTTTCGCTGACGATTGAGATTTGATCCGATGGTGTAACGTCGGTAAGATATGCAATGAGATTGTTTTCGAGTCGTTCGGTTGTCATTTTACCTTGTTGAGTGCGGTTTGCATGCGCTTGATATTCTTTCGATATGCGGTTGTGAGCGCCTTGTTGATATCTGAATCCGACATGGCGCTGACAATGAATGTGATTTGATTGGTTAGGTAAATGACGATACCGGATGCCTTTTGATCAATTTTTGATGATCCACGTTTAACATGCCGACGAATCCACTTTGGGATTCCAGATATCTTCTTACCATCAAGACTCTCGCCTGCGTTGATCCAAGCGCCTTTGCTGATTCCTGCGTTGATTGACTTCTGCTTTGCCAATTCAAATCGATCAGCAAGCTCGATTGGTGATCGCTTAAATTGTCCGCCAGTTGTGAGCGCGCGAGACACCTGCCCTCTTGAGTTTCTGCGAGATTGGTGCGCCTGTGATGCGTTTTGAGATCCGCCGGAAATGTTTGCGTTCTTGATTGCTCGATGAACCTGAGCTTGAATTGATGCTTCAAATTTCTTCCCAACCTTTGCCGATACTCCGAATGGTTGAACGCGAATTGCGAGTTCCTTAGATGATAGTTTGCCAAGATCAATCATGGCATCGCGTTCAGTCTTGCCAATCTTACGCTCGTATTCAGCGATCTGACGCTTAAACAAAGCAGCGGACTTAGGTGTGATCGTCGCCGAGATCATGTCGATTCATTTGGATCTGCAAGCGTGAACGAGATCGCCACTTTGCCAGTTGATACTTCCGCGATGCGATATGAGACGCCGTCGATCGTGCAGCGTTTCTGAAGGAGTGATTTTGGATTGGTCACATCAGCAGGCTGTGCAACTGCCACGCCTTGCACGTCAGACTCAAGACCTCCAAGAGCACCCTTGTAGGATTTGCGCTCGTCATTCATCACCACTTGGAATGTCTGACCTGAGCAAATCATGGTCGAAGTACCAAATGCGGAATCAACTTCATCATTCCCAGATAACAGGAAATCATCGACGATGCTCATGCACCTTGCGTGATGTCAACCTTCCGGTGCCGCGGTAGTGCTGGCATCGTGCGTGTACCGATGCAGGATCTTGGGAATGTGGATCTCTGATGATACTCGTCTCCTTGCCTGATTACACCAGATGAAGTCCTCTCCGTAGTTTGATTCGCCAAACATACAGCTATCGACTAAATCGCGCCTCCATGCACAGACATGCCATGCTCCACGCTCGGTGATGCCGCCCGGGTTGAAAACCATGTCTTGATTTTTCAACCGAAAATGAACGGTTGAGATCAGTCCGTTGTAGATTGCTTTTTGCTGGAACGTGATGACATCCGGCCTTTGCTGGATTGCCTTTAAAAGCTGAGGAATGTATTCCGGCGTGACATCATCATCGTCATCGACGAATGCGATATATTGGCCGCGAGCAATATCGACAAGCGCCTGCCGTTTTGCACCGATTGATCGCTTACGATTGTCACAGAAGATGAGATGTTCAACGTCTGGATGGTCGAATTTTTCGGTGAGCTTTTCGGCTTGCGCCAGCCGACTCGGAATTGATGGGGTAAGAATTGAAAGTTTCATTTGCTGATATTTTTGATCCAGACGCGACCAATTTGATTGATTTTGCATCCATCTGCGGCCGCGTATTCATCGACGGCTTTTTTAACGTCATCAAATGGATAATCGTGGCCGCTGAAAATGCCGTTTGGTTTCACTTTTGATTTCCACGCGGCGATGTCTTTGGCTACCGAGTCATAGTCGTGCGCTGCATCAATGAAGACCACATCGCATGATTGGTCTGGAAAGTTTGCCGCTGACTCCGCGCTGTCTCCCTCGATGATCTTGATCATGTGATCGACGTGTGCCTCGGTGATGTTGCGCTTAAATTCATCAAGGACTGATCCGCCGTGCGACTCGACGATTGCAATGTGTGTCGACTGGTTGAGTTCGCCTCTGAATGTGTCAATACATGTGACTTTGACGATCTTCCCAAGATTCTGAAGTTCTTGGCAGAAGTGGATAATGCTCTGTCCCATCCATGATCCGATTTCGACGAACGTTCCGCCATCTGGAATTGCCTTCGCAATCGCTGAATAGAATGCCTTGTAGTCGCACCAGCCAGGAACATCTGACGCGATCTTCACTTCATTCTTCAGTCGGTCGAGAATCGCTTCGCCCCGCTTGTAGTTATCGTCGGAATTGGATCTTGCATAGGTTTCATCCATTTCACCTGCACCGAATGCTGGGTGATGATGCAGGAAGGTAATTGAATCACTCGCATCGATCACTACATTGTCGCGATAGGCGCAATAGGTGAACCAGTCATCAGAATACATGCTAAAGAATTCTGGATGGAATAGATAGCCTTGGTCCTCGTATCGCTTGCGAGTCACAATCGCCATGCAGAGCAGCTTGTCTTTCCGATGACCATCGCTTACCGCGAGAACCGACGAGATTTCTGTCTGCCCAATAGCATCGAGAATCGCTTTGTCCCACCCGGGGAATGCCTCGAAATCATCCGACATTTGCACCAGCACCTTTCCTTTGGAAAATTTTGCTGCAAGATTCCATGCCGCGACAGGTCCAGCGGATTCGCCGACGATCACGCTCTTGGCCATGCAAAGCATTGCTGATTCCTCATCATCTGCATCGACTGCAAAAATATGCTCGATGGAATCTGGATCGCTTGCCATGCGTAGCCAGTCCATGCGCTGACGCCATGCAAGTGCCGGTCGTCCGCGAGTGGCATGCAAGAGTGAAATCTTGGCCCCGCTTTTGATGAAATGGTTGTCTTGGAGTGCGTCAGCTTCCGCATCGCGTCCATTGCGTCTCAGCGCCATGCTGCGCAGGCTTTTGCCCAAGTGTCCGTAATATGTGCGCCTGAGATTCCAAGGCGCCTCCTGTGGCAGTTTGAACGCAAGCATGGCCTCGGTCCATCCGAGTGCAGCGGTAGGATCGTCTGGGACGGATGCTAGTCCGAGTTCGCCGTATGCCTCTGGCCGAGTTGGATCGGTGGCGAGCGCCTGGAGAAGCATCGATTTCTTGACCGCAGGATCGCCGGCCAGACGCGCGAGTTGGAAAAATGCCTCGTATCGCTCATTCTTCCCAGTGTCTTGTAGTTGCGCGAATTCCAGTGCGGCCTTGATCGCCTCGTCATTTCGATCAAGCGCGATCAGACTTTGAAAGATGTGGAATTTTTGCGAGATCGTCCGGTCTTCCGGCGCGATGGATTGCAAGATTCTCAAGTTGCGCTCATCCCTGGCTGCGGATCGCTTCTCTGATTCGTGCGTGATCTTGGCCGAGTCGAATCGAATGAGCTTTGCGTCTTCCGAAAATTTCAAACATTCATGGATCGGATGCTGCCACTCAGCGGTGCCGCGACGCCAAATCCGCTCACGCCAGTTGATGACGCCGTCCTCCGGTACGACGTATGGCATCAGAACGCCATCAATCTCTTTGCCGTCCAGATCCTTTAGCAGCGAGTGAATCTGCTGGATGGATTCCGCGTCGATCATGTCGTCAGTGTCGGCCCACATCACCCAAGGCTTTGTCGCCATTTGCGTGGCCTGATTCCGAGCTGCGCCGAAGTTATCGACGTGCGGCCAGTCAATTTTGTTCGGGTATCGCTGGACATTGCAGCCGGCATCCAAGCAAATCTGCTCGGTCTGATCTGGCTCGCGATTGCCTGGAGCAATGACCACGTTGATTTCGCTGGCGAGTGGCGAGAAGTAGGCGAGAAACCTACGGATCACGCTTTCCGAATTGCCTGCAATTATGCAGAGGCTGAGTTCATTTTGCATCTGACAATTCGCAGATGTCAAAAACCCCACCCCGGAAATTTCCAGAGTGGGGTTGATGCCAGAACCAATACCAGGGAGAATCTTATGGCTTAGTGCCGAGGACCAAGCCGAGAGTCAAGCCAGTGGCGACACCGTAGAAGCACTCAAATGCTCCGTAGTGGATGCCCTTGGCTGGGTCAAAGCTGCGACGATAGCCCATCGTGATCCCGTTCGGTGCGCTGACTTGCTCGGCTGCTAGATACATCGAAGTATCTTGCGGAGCGAGATAGCGCATTGCCAGGTTGATCGAGTCAGGGTGAGCAGCGAACGAGACAAGCGAGGTCGAAGCAGTTGGAAGGATGTTGGTTTCGTAAGTGTCGAATCCAACGAGCTTGCCAAGTGAACCGCTGCGAACAGCTGTGTTGTCGCCGAGCGCGTAGGCTTGCAATACGTTGGAAGATCCAAGAAGTGCAGCGCCGACCACTGGGTTGAAGAAGCAGCTAATCATGTCGAGAGGGACATTATTGAGTGAGAGCTGCTTACGGAATGCGATGATCTGAGTGAGCGTGTAGCTTGCTTCCGAGGTTGTAACCGTTGCAGCACCATAGTTGCTGGTGGTGATGACCTTCCAGATGTTTTCAAGAACCTTTGCAGCAAGTGCGCGGCCTGCTTGGGTTGCGATTGCGTCGAAGCGAGCGCCGGACGAGTTGGCAACTTGGATGTCAGTCAGATCCATCGTGACGATGTTATGCTGATTCAAGTTGACCGTGTTGCTAGTCACTGCGCCGCCGCCAGTTTGATAGTTGGCAGAGGTGGCATTGAAAGTCGTTGCAGTGAGCGCGGAGATGAACGGAACAACGATTGCGTCGCCTTTATTGCGTGCTTCGCTGCTGATGTTGCGCGAGAATGCGCTGATTGGTGACAATGCAGCATTGAAAGCATTGAGTGCTTCTTGTGCAAAGATCGTGTCGTTGAATGAAACGGTAGCCATTGTATTTGTTAGTTAGAGACTGAGAATTTTTGAGCGGTTTTTGGTGTAGTAATCAGAGCGATCTTCAGGTGATAGCTTGGACATGATTGCAAAGTGATCAACTTGAGCAGTTGCATCGTCTGCGATTTCAGCAACTGGAGTTGGGTGACCTGTGGCAGCGAGCAAGCGAGATGCTTCTAGCGAGATTTTTTCAGTAGATGCTTCCGACTTTTCAGTCAGTTCGGTGATGCTGGATTCTTGCTCGGCGATTTTTTCCTCTGCTTCTTTCAGAGCTTTAGTCTTTTCGTCGAGTTCAGCTTTTGCTGAAATGAGTTCAGTCACTGCATTTTGCAATTCGGTTTCAACCATTGCAAATTTTGCGGTGGCTTCGGAAATTAATGCTTCAAGCGATTTGATCTCGCTATCTTTTGCTTCAATCTTGGAAGCAAGTTCTGCGTTTGGCAAAAGTTTGTCGAGGATGCTCATACTTGCCTTGGTTGGCATGTCAAATTTTGGACCAATCACCTTGTCTACCAAGCCCATCGCAAATGCCTTATCTGCATTAAGCCAAGTTTCGCTCTTCATCATTTTGCGAATCACTTCTTTTTCCATGCCAGACTTGCCAGAATAGATGTCTGCGATTTCGTCAGAAATCCCATCAAGAAATTCTGATACTTGCAGATGCTCGCTTGCATTGCCGCTGGAGTTGAGAGACGCGTCGTGAATCATCATCTGCCCACCCTTGACCATGTGAATTTCATCCGCTGCCATAGCGATCACCGATGCCATCGAAGCTGCAAGTGAGTTGATGATCGCGGTGACTTTCACGCCGCGATCACGCATGGCAAGGATTGCATAGTATAGCCGGTATCCATCCAGCACAGATCCACCGCCAGAGTTGATCTCCATGATTACCTCCTCAAGAGCGCCATCTGCGCTTGCAGTCACGCCTGCGATCTCTGTCCCGATTGCGTTTTCACCGTAGAGACGGCCCATCTCCTCGATGATGGTGTCGATTGAATATGGCGTGACAGCTTCATTGAGCTTCACTTTGCCGACTTTGTTTTCGATTGAAAGGTAGTCCATAGGTTTTGATTGATTGAGTTGAGCGTTAATTTGTTTGAGTCGAGTTTCGGCCCATGATTTGCCGGGATCTCCACCCCATAGCGCCCAGGCGATTCTTCCTGCTGATGGATAACCATCCTCGCCAGGCGAGAATCCAGATGCTTGCTTGTCAACTTCATGTCGCGCGAAGAAACTAACCATTCGGCCAATAGTTTCTTCAGAAAGATTGACTCGATTTGAAATATCGCGAGCACGAGCGACTCCGATAGCTGTTCCACCTCGATTGAATTCTTGCCTCCATTGCAATCCACGAGATGCTTCTGCTGCCATTGCCGCGGTTGGTTTGAGATCAACAGCATCAATTGCATCTTCGATCGTTTGGTATTCCTTTACGATCTCAGCCGGGTCGATCACTTCCTCAATTCCCAAAGATGAGTACGCATCACGCGCACGAGCATCATTGTCGATTGCCTCAACAATATCATACCCTTCATCTATCAGCTTTTTAGCCTTGTATTTCTTGAATTGAACCTCGGCACCTTGTGGAAAATCACTGAGATGGATCTGCGAATGCGGAACATCATGCGCATTGAGCAAATCACGCGTCGCCTGCATCTGTGAATCTTGGCGTCCACTGACGATGATGACGTCGTGATCCATCGACTCATCCTTGAGATAGGTGATGACTTCTTGAATCGGTGATTCTCCATTGAATAGAGTGCCGTCGATGTCGCAGATTATTGATGGATTAGGCATTGAATACTTCTGTTGGTGCAGTTTCGTTTGGCGTAAGCATCGACATTTCGCGGTCCTCGATCGTGACGCCGTATTTCTTCGCAGCGGTTTCTGCTGCCAGTTTGCGAAGTGCGACTTCCTCGGCGCGTTCCATCAAATGTTCCTCGAGCGATTTGCCCATCATGCCGACAATGTCGCGCATGTTCCTGGCTCCGATTTTCCACATCGCTTCCAGCTCTTTGCTGACTCGGCCATCGTCGATCGTGAGTTTCGCAGGATAAGTAAATTCCCATCTCCACCAGTCTTCCGATTGTGGCAGGATTCCTTGTTTCTGAGCTTTTGCGACTGCATATCCAACCATACGATTGGCTGCATACGCTAAGATGTCTTGCCGATCCTCGACAGCGCGTTGAGCTTTGCCAATTTCACTGCGCTCCGCCGTTCCTTGTCCGGTTGGTTTCCAGACTAGCGAGTACGGCCAATTGATACCGGCAAGCGCGGAGCGGATGATGCGATCGTGGAACGATTCCCAAACATCACCTGGACGATCCGATTTGATCGTCTCAAGTTTGCCGCCGGAGTTTGATTTGAAATAACGAATAGCGCCACCGTCCATCGTCTCGTAGGTCATGCCTTGTCCGGTCGTGCTATCACCCACAAGGATGTTGCCAGGATCATCAGGATCTGGTCCTCCGTGTTCGTTGTATTCGATCAGTCCAATGCTAGAAAGCATCATCTGCGCGAGGCGCTCCCAGTCGTGCGACTGGAGCATGTCGCGAAGATCGTTGAGAGCATGGGTAAAAGCAGGTAATCCTCGACCCTGTTCTTGCCACGATGGATCGTAAAGGTGAATCACGTTGGCAGCATCGAGATATTCGGCTGCGTTATTTTCGTCATCGAGTACAATGTATTCCTTTGGCGCTCCGCTCGCATAGTAGACGATACCGTCAATTAGCGTGCCGCCGTGAAATTGAATGGTGTCTTGATAGGCATTCAGTTCTCTCGGTGTGCCGATGCGATGTGATGGAATGTGCTGATAACGCGGATAACCATCTGGCGTTTGGGTAAGCAAAATGAATGCTTCACCATCACGGTCGATTGCAGTCGAGAGCAAATAAAGCGATGTCTTGAAATCGTGCATTCCGCCGCGAACATCGCCAATCGCGTACCATTGGTTTTTGAGCCAATCGGCAGCGATCTTACCGAATTCGGTATCCAGACCGGTAAATTTAGGCGCCCAGGCTCGACCGACTGCATACATTGCCTTTTGTTCGATGGCGCCACGCGCAGGCCCGAGATTGAGGAAGAGTCTGCGCGATGCTGATAGCAAAGTGTGCCGATCATTGTATGGCACCAGCTTGCCAATGTCCTTCAACTCGACCGGTTCCCAAGGACGATCCCTCGACCAACGGTTTGCGGAACGTGCCGCTTGCATCACCGCCGTGTTGCCCCATTGATCAAGAATTGCCATCGCTCAATCGCGGATGTCAAAAGAGACCACGCGATCGAGTGCCTGGAGCAAATCCTTGATTCAGCCAAGCGAGTGCAAGACGTAGTGCGGTCTGCCTCGATGACTCATCAAGTCCGATCACCTTTGCCATAGTAACGCCATTCTTTCCTGCGCTGGTGATGGAATCCATGCCGCCCTTCGTTAATGCACCGCCAGAGATAGCATCATCGAATGCAGCGCGGATATCTGCCACGCGCGAAGCATCACCATAGGCCCACTGGAATAGGTTGTGCGCAGTGCTATATACGGTTGCCGCCATTCAAATGGCAGCGGATGTCAAACATCGAAGCCGGGAATGATCTTGAGCATCAACGCAGCCACGATCTGCATCGCCTCGACATCCCATCCGTGGTTGTCTCGACGTACTTTGACCCAGCGATATTCGACTTGTTTGGTCTTGCCATTGACGATCTCACGCTTTGCTTCCGAGTCGATCTGCTTGAGGTATTCTTCCGGTGCATCGTCTGGTATTTCCCATGACTGAGCCTGTCCAGTTCGATGAGCGTGCAGGATGTCTTTAATCCGATCGGATGCCCAGAATGCATAGCGTGCCTTGCGTCCATTGGTGGCGGATGCTTCAGAGAATTTTGAAAATGGTCGATGGATGATGTCACCATTTTGCTTCTTGTACGCGAACGATGCCTGTCCAGATCCATGCAGCGCGGTCCAGTCATTCGATGCAGTCGCGCAGTATACCTGGTCCGTGTTGTACTGAGCATCTACGAATGTCATCTTGGGAGAAACCTTCATGCGCCGGCGCAGTTCCTCGATCTGGTCATACGTTTCCATGCGCCCGAAGAACAGCAAGCGTGATGATCCATCCGATCGCCATGCTCGGCAGACAACCCAGAAGTGATCACGTTGAACGTCTACCGTTATAAAGCGATAGGTTTCATTCTCGACTAGTTGACCTTGAGAGAATTCTCCTAGTCGATATCCATCGCCGACGAGTGCCTGGCGGTTGTCTGTCAGATCCTCTTCCCAACTCTCGGCCAACCTTTTCTGAATGAACTGCCGCAGCGGATCAATGTTGCCGACCTTCATCGCGGCCTTTGCTTCCAAGTTCAGCAATGCAATTTCCCAGAGTGGTTTGCGCCAGTTGCAAAGGACGTTGTAATGGAAACCGACGTGACCCGGTAGACCGCTGGATGTCGAGATATAGGACGCTGACTCTGCCAATGCTCGGCGCTGCTGCGTATTGTCCGCGCATGTCCAGTCGCAGTCTGGGTTGTCGCATTTGAGCTTGGCGGTTTGCGCTCGATTGAGAAGCGACATTTCCTCGTCGTCATCGATCGCCACGTTGCACCACTTCCACGGCTGGATCGTTGTGCATGTTGGGCAGGGAAATGAGAATTCCCTCTGGTCAGTTTGTTGCCACGCCTTGTCGAGATCGTCCCCTTTTGTTCCGGCCTGCGACAGGATGAAGAATTGACGGTTCCAACGATCATGCAATCGACCGCGAGCCTCATTCAACATGCCTGGCTTGTACTGCCATGCCTCGTCGCAAAATACTCGGCGCATTGATTTGCTTTGTAGTCCTGAGAGGTTTGCGCCAGTCAGGAACAATGACATGGATGGAAAAAGGATTTCCATCTTCCGCTTCTTGTGCCTGTCCTTCGGCAGGAGCGCCGCGGTTTCCGGCGTGTTGTGGATCGCGTAATCCATCCGAGTCTCAGCCCAATCTTTCAAGTCATCATCGGTTTGGCCGACGAGCAAGGTTGGCCCAGGATCTTCCGCAATGATGTAACAGAGTCCTGCCTCCATGAATGTGGTCTTGCCTGTTCCAATCGGCGCAAGAAAAACAGCCTCTTTGATTTCTGGATCTGCCAGCACCTCCAATGGTTCTCTTTGCCAAGGCGCATTGTTCGCGTGAAATCTTGGAGTTAATCCATCCATGATGGCAACTCGATCGCTTGCCCATTGACTTGGAGTTAGTGTCGATGGTGGACGAAAGTTGCGAAAGAATGCCAACTTGACTCTGCTAACTTTCGCCGAGTGAAGACGCTCCGATTCGTTGCCCTTCGTCATAAATTGTTTGGATTACGATTACTGTTTTTTCGCTGATGAGTTTCTTCATTGCCGCAGCATCAAGCCCTTCAAGCATCGGTGGAAGATCGGCCTCAAGTCTTTTGATTGAGTTGCGAACAACGGCAGCGATTCCATCCATGCCATCTTCAATCTGCACCATTGAGATGTAGCGTTCCTGCTCAACCTCAAGAGCGTAGCCTGCGCGAAGAGCATCGATTTGAACCTTAAGGGTTCTTGCGTCATTGTAAGTCCTAGCGGCCTTTACCTGCCGCACAAGCTCGGTAAGTTCCTGTGCATCTCCGGTGACGCCGCTGCGTTCAACACCTGATGCGCCTTCGGTCTTGTTCTTCTGTAGAAATTCAATGTATCCACGGACGCTTCGCCACAGGTCAAATTGATTCCGGTCAGTCTTAAAGATAATCCCATCCTTGGCCAACTGGCCTATCCGAGCGCTGGTCAGATTGAATAATCGGCAGAGTTGCGTGGTGTCCGCCTGCGCTGCCTTGGGCGCGGCAGGCTTCGCCGGTGTGGCCTTAACAAACTTCTTCGCTGGTGACTTCTTCACGCTCATGGTTTAGGCGAAGTTTGAGAATGGAGCGCCGGGGTCGGTAGTGAACCGCCCTCTCCAGCTTGGAAAGCTGGCGTGTCCGAAGTATCACTTCCGGCGCGTTTTGGGTAGGCTTTCGCCAAGGGGAGAATCTGCTTTTTCATCTTATTGTCAAGTGGCATTAAATAACGATGCTTCCCGGGTGTTTTAATTAAAACCGATCCTTTTGGAACCTTGCTTGGTTTGTTATGTCCATGACCATTGAATCTTCTGGGATCGGCAAGAGTTCCATTAGGAAGCTTCCAAATAGTTGATGTTGCGCTTTTTCCTGAATATATCCATCCGCCTGCTTGATATATTCCTCCATGATGATCATGGAAACAATCTGCAAATGACACACATAGTCGAGTCCCTTTGTTTTTCTTTTTGAGCAGTCTTAAAACAAATAGCGAGGATTCTGCTGACCTCTGTTTTGTGCTTCGTCAATGCGACTCTGGTTAATTCACAAACTTCGAAGATTCCTAATCCATAAGGTTTTCCGAGTCCCGGACTTGCGCCTAACCCAAAAATCACAGCACCAATATATTTTCCATCCTCCCAAACTCCAAAACAGTTTGATTTGTTCGCTGGCTTTGTTCCGCTATAATGCCAATTCTCGCAAGCATATTTCGCTGCCTCATGCGTTGCCCAATCAATCTTGAGAACCGGCTTCATGGCGTGAAAAACTTGTGACAGTGCGGGCATTCTATCGGTGATTTCTCATCCAGTTTGCCTTGGTCATCTTCGCTACCCGGTGCGAAGTCTGGTTCTTCTGGGTTGAGAAAGCCTTCGATCGCATCGCCATCAAATCCTAGAAGCCCGAGGTCGAAGTCCGCCTCCCTTAGATCCGCCAGCTCGATGCCGAGCATCGCCTCGTCCCAGCCTGCGTTCAGCGCGAGCTTGTTGTCAGCGATGATGTAGGCTCGTTTCTGGGTGTCGGTCATGTGTGCCAGGCGGATGCATGGCACCTTCGCCAGTCCGAGCTTGCTTGCGGCCATCACTCGACCATGCCCAGCGATGATACCGTTTTCTGCGTCGATCAAAACCGGGTTCGTAAATCCAAACTCGCGGATTGATCCGGCGATCTGCGATACCTGTTCTGGCGAGTGGGTGCGGGTGTTCCTGGCGTAAGGAATGAGATCCTCGGTTTTGATTTGTTCAATTTGCATAGAAAAAGTAAAACGATCGTTTAAAAATGACTCATGCGCTTTTATCGAAATGAGGCGCAAC